NGTATGATTTACATGGGGCCGTGATAAGATGACAAAAGCAATAAAATTTCTTTTATGGTTACAAGAAACCAAGCCAGATGTGAAGTTACTCCCATGGCAGGAGAGAGTTGTTCGGCTTTATTTTGGTACTGATATTTTTGCGGAAACGGTATTTAAGTTTCCCAAGGCGTACGGCAAAACATTTTTGATGGATTTAATTCGTGAATATGAGGATTCTTTGGTGACAGCATGATTATCACACCTCAGATCACACAGCAGCGGATGGTACAGTACGCCATACGTGGGGCGATTGAGCAGGAGAAGGATTTATTAAAGTTATGGAGTCACATCACGATTTTTGTTAAGGGGGATTGTCGGCGTTGTATGGGCCGTGGTTTCACAGGATTTGATACTATCAAGAAGAAGTACGTGATATGCAAGTGTGTGGAGGTTGAGATAGATTGGCCTCAAGACGTAGTGAAGGGAGAGAAAAATGATTAAATTGCAGGATCGGTATTTGGGTGCGATTAACAGTATAGGTTATAAGTACGGATTTCAGTGTTTACAGAGAGTAAATGACACTTATTCCGAGCGTGGTCAGTTATTTGTTGTCAGTGAAGATGATGACACTTTGGGTGCGGTTTGTATTGTGGATTACCATTTTGGTGGAGACATTGAGTTCCGTGTTCGTGAGGCAGAACGGATAGTAAATGGTAAAAGTGCAGGGTGGAAGGAGTTTTTTCACGATGAGATTGTATATGGTGACGGTGAGGCTTTCCGGTTATTTCTCGGGAAGTTGACTCAGTTATTGGAAAGTTTTGCAAAGGAGCGAGAGGATGCCAGTTCCTGAGACCACCAACATCGGGACGATTATGAGTTTTTTGAAGAAACATCATCCCGGGATGCCTTTTAAGCAGAGGATTGCAATAGCTTTGGAGAGGGCACGGTCAGCGGGAGCGAAGATCCCGAAGAAAAAGGGTGGATTGAAGAAGGGGAAAAAGCATGGCTCTTGATTGGGATAGGCTTGCTTTTTCAGAGTGTACGCATGAACCTTTTGATTACAGACCTTACCGTCGGGGACGTAGGCGGTGTAAAGTTTGTGGTGGCTATCGGCCTTTGTCAAAGATGGCTCAAGAGATGTTAAACAAGTTAATAGATTATGCTGTGACAGAACCACCTTTCATTACTTATTTGCGTAGGGTTAAAAATGCCTAAGACCAACCACGAACTTTGGCAGTCGGTAATGGACAAGTTTTTGTTGGCCGAGAAGCACGTTAAGTCGCAGCGTGAGATTTGGCGTAAGGGGGAGGATTATTTATACGGGAATCACTGGAAGGGATCGAGGATGAGTGCCCACAAGTCGAAGATTGTCATCAATGATGTTTTCGAGGCGATTGAGACTTTGTTGCCTGTAATAACGGCGAGGGCACCAAAGATTGAGGTGAGGCCGAGGCCGAGGGTGGTTCCGTTTGAGGAGTTGAGTCAGGAGTATCTGGATGCCATTCAGGAGTATGCTGAAGGATTGGAGAGAGAGTTTGACGAACAGTGGAAGCGGCTCAAGATGAACCGTAAGAACCGTGAGAATTTCCGCAACATGAAAACTTACGGTAATGGCATCATTAAATCTGTGAAGAAAAAAGGCAAGGATGAGTTGACGGCAGAGGTAGTTGACATTTTTACATTGTTACCAGATCCCACAGCTGGCAGCATTGATGATTGTTTCGAGTCATTTTTGATTCATGCCCCAATCATGTACGTTCACGAGATCAAGAGAAAGTGGAAAGTGGACGTAAAGCCTGAGGGTGTTTTGAACAATTTCCGGTCTTACCAGTTTTCCAAGGCGGTAGCAGAAGCACCATCGGGTGCGGACATGACGGCAGTTTCCGACACTACTGAAGCGAGAGTGGAACAGATAGAAAAGGTGAGAGGTGAGGAATACACTATTGAGGACCAGGCTCAGGTGATAGAGTGCTGGTTTGCTGATGACGCAACGAAAGAGGAAACGGTGGAGTCGGTAACTATTGAAGGTGTGGAAACTGTGACAATGACCAGGCCAGTGCCAAAGTATCCTTTTGGCCGGGTGGTGGTTATCGCACCGAATTTGAAGGACGTGATTTTAGAGGATTATGCGAGTGATTATCCCAAGTTTCCATTTTTCATGGCGAAGAATTATTCTGAAGCGGGATCGTTTTGGGGGAGGCCGGAATACAAGCAGATCGAGACGTTGATTAAGGCTGAGAACATGGTTGTGTCTCAGATTGTGGACAACATCCGTCTGACAGGAAATCCCAAGGGTGAGAAGGTCAGACAGGCGGGTATTGAGGACAAGGAATTGACGAATGAGCCAGGGACGCATTATGAATCGAACATTCGGGATGGATACAAATGGCAAACACCACCGGGGATGCCGAGGTACATTATGGACCTATTGGGTTATATTCCCCGTAAGAAAGACAACACCACGGGCATTCAGGATGCCTGGCGTGGCAGGGCAGCCGGGGCAGCGGAATCGGGTCGTCATGCCGATATTTTGCGGTCACAGACTGCTGGAAGGATTCAGCCAGCGGTTGAGGAAATGGTGGATATGATCCGGGATCTTGGCGATCATTGGAACTGGATTCAGCGGAACATGATGAAGGAGACCAAGTATCACCAGGTGAAAAAGCCTGACGGGAGTTTGGGCTACAAAATGTTTTCGGGTATGTCTTTGAGTCCAGACAAATTTCCTGGTGTTGAGGCCAGCGAGGTTGATTTTGACGTGGAATTGTCCGTGGGAGCGTTATTGCCACATAACAGGGACAGGGAGTTCGAAGAGACAATGGCATTGGTTCAGGCGGGTTATGCCGATCCTGAAATGTTGATAGACGCTGCACCGAATGTCAGGGATAAGGCCAGAGCGAAGAAATGGTTGAGGGAACGTGGCGAGATGGGCGGGAATAGTCAGGTTTCGCCTGAGGACATGGAGGTACTTCAATCAAGGGACAAGGATGCCATTTTCAAGTTATTGCGTCAGAAGCCTGAGTTAGTGTCTGTTGCACAACAACTACAAGGCGGGGGAGGTGAGGTATGAATAATGTACGGCCTGATTTGACAGATTTAACTGTACTGGATGAGGTGCCTTTTTTTACGGGTGGCTGGTGGTATTTCACTGGTATAGCCAATCCGTATCGGACCCGTACACATATAAAGAAAAAGGATTTTTCTGGAATTTTCTACTGTGTTGTTGGGGATCATTGTTGGAAGGAAATCAAGTGGAAAACAGGGCAAGGTGTGAAGAAAAGTAGGATAAGAAGTTATTCGAAAGATGAGGTTTATTACAAGGATAGACCAGAGAAAATTTGCACCAAACATGAAAATGCACTTGAAACTGCTGGCGTTTAGGAAATAATTTTAACTGAAAGGAGAATCGTCATGGCAGATGATTTGTTTGAAATCAAGAAGCTTGAGTTCATGGCTGACTTTGGCAAAAAGGTGAAATCGAAGGCCGTGTCGGGTAAGATGTTCAAGGAAAGGACACAGGTATTGAGCCAGGCCAAGGTACGTGAACTTTTGAAAGAGGCTTTCGAAGTTGCTTACCGTGAGGGCCAGAAAGCGGTTTAATTTGTGGAGCAGGATGAGAAGGAGAAGGAGATCAAGACACTTCTTCGCCTGATTCTCCTTCGGTCAAAGACGATGAGGCTCACCGGATGTGTGAAGATCGAGATAAATTTTTCTAACGGTGGTGTCAGAAACTTTTTTTCACATTGGAGAGTGGAGGAACCGAGCAAACTATTAGCTGAGTTATAGCGAAAGATTTACAGGGAACCCCTGTAATCAAGGCCCCCTGAGGTTCACGTCTTACAACCCCGTGAACTGATGGGGGCCATTCTTTACTAGCGTCCCGAGAAGTCAGGACCAACTAGGAGGAAGGCAAAATGCCAGATGAAAGAGTAGAACAGAAAGACCTTCAGAACTTAGAAATTCCTGAGGAGGAGATGTTGGCTTTCGAGTCTGAGGAGGCTTATGAAGCTTCTTTGAAAGCCAAGGAAGATGGCGAAAAGCCACCTGAAGAAAAACCACCTGAGGAACTTTCTGAAGAAGAAAAGGCTGAACTAGCAGCCAAGGCGAAAGAGGAACCTCCCAAAGAGCCCCCTCCACCGCCTGAACCACCTAGTGAAGAAGAGCTAGTCCTTGAAATGGATGGTAAAAAGTACGACGAGGAATACTTGACGGAAGCGGTGAAGGATCGCCAGAATAAGGAAAACTGGCAGAAGAAAAACACCGAAAGAGCCCAGGAGCTTGCTGCAATTCGCAAAAGTTTGGAAGCTGTTAAAGGCGAATTGTCAGACAAGGAGCTTCTGGAATCACTGGATGAATACTACGGTGGCAAGGATGACAATCCATTTCGAAGAGTGGATCTTACGGCTTCGTTGGAACCCAAGGTGGAACCACCACCAGAGGAGTCTAAGACGGATGTTGAGAAGCGTTTAGATGCTCTTGACAAAGATAAGGCTGAACGGGATCGGGTCACGGCTGAAAAAGAAGCACAGGCCAAGGCCCACGATCAGGTCGGACGTGAAATTGTCTCTCTGACCGAACTTGATCCTTCGCTTAAAAAGGATGAGGCCAAATTGCAGAAGATTGCCGAGAGAGCCTTGGAAATGGACAAGGCAAATCCAGAGGGCAGTCCACCGACACGTTTGGTGGATGCCTGGTTGGATCTCTACGGCAAGAAGCAACTGGGTCTGGAAAAAGTCCAGAAAAAAGCGAAGGACACCAACGAGGTAGTTGGCGGTCCAGGGGCACGAACGACAACTCCCAAGACTCCGGCAGGGGATATCCACAAAGCCAGAGATAATGCACTTGAAGAGTATTTATCTATGGGTGAATAGTGGCTCTAAACTGGGATAACATTACCGCAACTACCCGGAACCACATTATTCCTCAGCTTCGAGACAACATCTTCACGTCTAACGTGGTGATGTTCCGTCTGCTCAAGAACTCCCGTCCTGCGACGGGTGTTAAGATTCTTGAGCCTTTGATCTATGCCAAGGGCATTTCTGACTTCTATGATGCTTACGATATTTTGAGCATCGAGCCCAAGGAGAAGATCACGGCAGCAGAATTTCCCTGGAAACAGGCGTATGCTTCCATGGTCATTTCCGGTTTGGACGAGGAAGTCAAGAATGTAGGTCCTGAGGCTGTGTTCAATCTTATCAAGGTTGAGGCACAGATAGCGGAAAAGACGCTGAAGGATACGTTCGGAACCCAATTTTTCAAGACCGTTGCAGCAGCAGGTGACGAGTTTGGGACACTTTACGATCTCGTTATCAATACTACCGGAACTGTCGGGGGCATCAGTGCCACTGATTATTCCTGGTGGGCGTCCCAGGATAAGAACGCAGCTGCACTATACGGCAACTCGTCTGCTCCTTCGTGGTCGGATATTGTGACGACCACTAACCGTGACTATTTACCGGTTATGATGCGGGATTTATGGAACGCTTGTTCTGAGGATACAGATGTTCCCACGTTGATTGCAACTACGCAGTTGTTATTTGATGCGTATGAGACGTGCCTGTCGAATCAGAAGCGGTTCATGGGACCTGCTAACAAGGAACTTGCAGATGCGGGGTTTGCGAACCTGTCGTTCCGTGGTAAGCCTGTGGTAGTAGATTCGCATTGTCCAGCTGGATATATGTTCATGCTGAACGAGAAATATCTTCAGTTCCGTCACGCTCCCGCAAGAAACTTCAAGTTCGAGCCATGGCGTAAGCCAATCAACCAGGATATACGGGCTTCTAAGATTCTCTGGGCCGGTAACGTAACAGTTTCCAACCGCCGATTCCAGGGATGTCTTAGGAACTTGCCTACTGCGTACTAGGAGATAATCTATTATGACTCCTTATCCTGCAAGTGGGTTTCCGCTGATTTCTTCGGGCTCTCTGTTAGTCAACGAAGCAACTCAACAGATGGAGTTGGGTTCTCTTCGTATGGACGAGTTCGGGAATCTGTACCGCTATATCAAGGCTAATGAGGCATTGGCTATAGGCCAGATTGTTACGTCAGTTCCCTTTGCTGCGTGGGATACCACGATTGTTATCGATGGTGCGGTAGCATCAGGCGATACCACGATCCACGTTGACACGAATACTAGCGTAATAACAGTCAACCAGTTTGCTGGTTATTACATCAAACAGGCGACTGCTGCTAGTAAGGGAATGGCTCTTCGAATCAAATCTCACCCGGCCATTGGTGCCAGTAGTGAGATGGATGTCGTAGTTGAAAAAGCAAGTGCGGAGGTAATCTCCGATGGTGTGGCTCTGAACATTTTTAATCCGTATCTCATGGAATTGGTTGATGCTGACACCGAACAGATTTTAGGTGTTGCTCTTGGCACGATCACTTCTGCGTATTACGGATGGGTTCAGGTCGCCGGATTTGTTGAAGTTGTGGAAGTAGGTCACTCAACGTCTGCTGCCATTGTTTTGGATGAACCCCTGGTTCCGGTTGCTGCGAATCCGGGTGCCGTTCAGGGAATGGCAGGAAACGCTGAGGCTGACATTATGGAAGCAGCTTGCAGTCCACTTATCGCACTTGAAGCGGTTGCAGCGAACACGACGGGCTATACTTGTGCCTACATGAAGCGGTTTGTCTAGCGGACAATACGGTGAAGTGGTGGGGGTAATATCCACCTATAAGCCGAATTTTTAGGTGTGGGCAGTCGGCCTTTCTCTCCCGAGTATAGGTCGGCTGCCTGACACCATAATTTTACATAGGAGTGAAATATGGTTGTCGAAAAAATGGTTGACATCCTGGGTCGTCGCCTTGAGGATGAGAGTGGTGGTAAGTTTAGCACAGCCTTAAAGCTGGATGCCCTCGATGTTGCACAACATACCTTGAGTAATCTCATCCATAATGCGTACCTAACCGAATTGCAAGTCAAGGAATTTGCCAAGGAGTGTACGATAGATACCGGGGATGACGAGGCATCATTCGCTATCACCAGTCTTGCAAATGAAATGCTCCGTGGTGGACTCTTGGCGGTTAGGTTCAACGGTATATTTTGTCACCTGATCGAACACAAGGACTTGAAAAAGACGGAGAATCAGTATAATGCCGGTACTGACAGTAACCCAATAGCCTATCTGTTTCGGAACCGGATTTACGTTCAGGCCACTGATACTACACCGGCAGCTGACTTCTGGTATCTCAAGAAGCCTTCGACCTTACAGTATATTTACACAACTGATTCCGTTGCCAATGGTGCGCTTTCCGGTACTCTTGCTTATGGAATTGATGTAGTTGAAGCGGATCTAACTTCTTCTACGGATAATTATTACAATGGCTCGGTTCTCTATAACAAGACCAATGATTTCTATGCCATTGTATATGACTACGTGGGAAGTTCGACTACCCTGAAGGTGATTTACGATGCAAACGAAGCGACAGAATGGACAGCTTCGGATGAGTTCTACTTCGTCAAGGGAAATGGGAGTGTGGAGAAGTTAGGTGACTACGAGTGTGAGTTGAACGAAGCGTTACATGACCTGGTGATTGATTTCGCTGAGGCACAATGTTGGAGGATGGATAAAAAGCGTGATAGGGCTGAGGCTGTTGTGACCAAGGCTATGGCTGAGATCCAGTTATTGAACGCTCGATATGCTGGTGAAGCACCTAAAGGCGTTGGAAGTCGTGCCAGAACTCGTGCTGAAGCGTGAATTGGACTCAACTGGAAGATCGGGTACTACGCCCGTTCGATGATGTAGCTCTCAGGGGTGCTGCAAAGAAGCTGCTTATTGAGGCACAGGAAGATTTCATACGGGAAACCAGGTGCCTCGACAGATGGAAATGGCTTTATATTGTAGCTAGCTCCGATTATGTAGCCTTACCTGACGATTTCCTGGAACTTCTTCGTGTTGAATGGAAAGGTCGGCGGTTATATTCAGCTGACAAATCCAAGTTCGGCACTCTTCACAAGACTGACACTACCTGGCATTTTGGCACACCATCTGAGTATTTTGAAAACTATGGTCGTCTTTACCTTGTACCTGGTACCAGTGCAGCCGACTGGTTGACTCTCTGGTACATTTACAGACCTAACGTACTAACCGATTCCGCTACTGCATACAGCACTCTTGGTTATGATGCTTTGACGGCTCATTTTGTCAAGGGGGAAACCGTAACTGGGGGTACGAGTGGTGCTACGGGAGTGGTGGAATTTGACGATAATGAGCGTAAGACAGGAACGCTGACGCTTTCCAGTATTACCTATAATAACACGATTACTGGTACTACGATTGCTTTTGTTGATTCAGATCCAGATACAATTACTGATAGTGGCAATGGATTTGTGACAGCTGGTTTTGTTGCTGGCCAGAGAATCAAAGTATCTGGTACGGTGAGTAATGATGGCTATTACACAATAGACACAGTTGCCGCCGGAACAATTACGCTTGTGGCTGCTGACGAACTGACTGCGGAAGCAGCAGGTACCAGCTTCACGATTGAAGCGGTTTTTACTGATAATGAGGCTTTAACGGGATCAAGTAACGGAGCAGCAACGGAAAATGGTGTGGAATCCGTATTAACTACCGCTGGTGACGATCCTGACATTGAAGAGAACTACCGGAAGTATTTGGTGGATTATGCCAAGGCTGCCATTTTCGATGATAAGGGGGATGCCAGGGCACTCAGGTTTGAACAAAGGTATCTGGGTGCAAGGGAAATGGTGCGTCAGCATTTTGCCAGTAGAATGAGAACGGGTGCGGGACAGATTATCGACGTAATGGGAGGTCCGATTGAGTAAATTTATTGATGTCCCGATCTTTGATGGTGGCTATGTCTCTCAAGGCGATATGGAAGATATTCCTAAGGACGCTTGTAGCCTTACCAAGAATTTCGAGATTGATAAACCTGGCATGATCTACAAACGCCGGGGTCAGAAGCTCATCACCACGAAGGCTTCAAGGCAATACTCCCAGATTATGAAATGGGTCAATGCCCAGTTTGACGCTTCTGGATTTGATGGAACCGCATGGATTTGTTTCGATACCGTGGACGACAAGATTTATTACTACGACCGTAACTGGGGGAATGAGACAGAGGTTAAGGATCTCGTGAGTGGGGTAGCTGACATTAAGATAATCAACTTTGTGGATAAGCTCCGGTTTGCCAATGGGCTTACCAAGAAAGTAGGTGTTTTACAGAACATCGACCGTGATTTTTTCTGGAATAGTGCCATTAAGACAGTTGATCTATTTGACTACGATGACGCTGCACCACAGGACGGGGATCAGAGCTATACTTTAACTCTCACTGATGAAGGAATAGGAACGGGAGGAACACTTTTAGACGCTTCGACTTATTATTACAAGATTGTACCGTTATTCGATGGAGTTCAGGAGGCACCACTTCCCGACAGGTTTGTTTCCTTGTCTCCCGCTGCTGATAATTCCACGCTCATTTTGGATGTTGTGTTTTCAACTGTCAACACAGCCTGGAACGAAAGAATAACTGGCTATAATATCTACCGTGCCACGGCTAGTGGTGGACCGTATTACTTGATTCTTTCCGTCAGTACGCTGGACACCAACGACGTGAATTTGACTTACCAGGCTGGTGCCTTAGTTGGGTATGGATTATATGTTCCTGACAAAGCGTGGACAGATCAATCAAGTAAATATGTCTTGATTAAGAGTATTCTATATGACATCAGTTCAAATACCACTGATGTTATGACCTTTGTTGAACAGATTCCTGATGGATATGAGATTTGGGGAGGGGCTTGGTATCGGATCACTTCAAATATATTTGTAGCAAACTGCGGTAGTGATTTCGAGGTAAACGATACTACCGGGTGGACGCAAAACGACTGCACCATGACAATTCCTGCTGCAAATCCATACCAAGGGACCAGGGCTGCTGATATTCTCATGGATGCTGCTGCCGTTCAATCTTCTATTGAGTCACCAACTTTTACTGCTATTGGTGGAGAGGAGTATTTCATTTCAGTTGCGGTAAAGAAAGATGCCAATGTTGATAACGTCAAAGTTTATGTCAAAGATGATGTTGGGGCATATACCTTGTTGGGAACGTCAACTTCTTTAACATACGAAGTCATTTCAGGAACATTCACCAGTGATGGAGGAGCAACCAGTTTACAGATCAAAATTGAAGTGAATGATGCAGGAGCGAATCAGGAATCGGGATATTGTGATAATCTTTATGTGGGAGCATTGGAGGATTCAGGCACTACTGACGGTTATGCCGGAATCAACACTATTATAGACGATGATTTTTCTCTTGATAGGGAAAGTGCCCTTGAGCATTGGAGAGTTTTGGTGGGAACTAACACAGATGGAAATAACGATGCTTCCAGTGAAATAAGAAGAATCACGAATAACGTCGAAAAGGCTATCAGGGTAGATTCCGATTTTACAGGGAGTTACATCGGAAATAACCAGAAGATGTATCTCTGCAAGAATTATCTCTGGCAGTTGACAGGTACGAATCAAGTTACACTCAAGGTATATGACACAAATATAGTTGCTGGGCGGTTGCACCCCACCGGTGATGACATTATCGCTGTCAACTACGAGTTTGGTGAGTACATAGATGGGTTTATGTATGGATTTTCAGTGAGATTGGATCCAGATGGTGCAGCGGAGGATCATAAAAATTGGCTTATCTTCAGTGAGTTTTTGCAGCCTGATGTCATGCCGATAGACAATTACATCGAGTTGAGGGATATTCAGGGTGGTGCTGCTATGGGATCGGCACAACTCCGGGGGGATCTTATTGCTTTGATGGAGCATGGTATCTACAGGCTTCATATTCCCACGGGAGATCCGGCATCGTGGAGTCTTGCGGAAGTTGATGAGACAAAAGGATGTGTTGCCAAAAATTCTGTCTTAACGGTAAAAGGCGTAACATTCTTCGCTGGAAGTGACTATTTCCATGCGATTCTTCCGAACTTTGAGGTTATTGATATTAGTGAGACAATCAAAGATGAATATCAGGCAAAGGAAAATCTTGTCAATACCAGGGTGACGCTAGATAACAAGATGAACAGGCTTAACTGCCGATTCGGTGATGATACCGAGAATCTGTACTGTCTTGACTTGAAAGCGTTTTTCAAGGAGCGACGTGAGAAGTGGAATGTCCATACACATACGGAAATTCCCGTTGATATGTTAATGATTGACGAGAATCTGGACGTTTACGCTTCTAACAGGGACATCACTACTACATTTGGAACTGAGAAGGATTTTGGTGCTGATTATGGCAGAGTGGATGCCATGTGTGTTTATGATGGAAAGTTATGGGCTGGAATTATTGATGGAACGAACAAGGACATAGAAGTTTGGTCTTATGATGGTTCAACGTGGACCGAGGAAACAAACCGTGGATACGTTGGTGGGAATCAACTTATTGTTACTGATATGGTTGTCTATAACAACAAACTTTATGTCGCTATTTTTGAAAGTCCCGATGTCAATGAACACATTTTGGAATACGATAAAGATACAGATACCTGGTCAGTATCAAAGGATTTTGGAACTTCAACATTAAATGGTTGTCTCTGTTTACAAGTTTACAAAGACAAATTATATGCCGGTATTAACGTCGATGTTACGGGAGCAAATACTACTCAGGTCTGGGTTTTTGATGGATCAACATGGTCAGAAGAAAAAGATTGGGGATCTGGGTTTCGTGGGGTGTATTCACTCGTGGTTTACAATGATAAATTACTTGCTGGTTTAGGAAATTTAACTGACGATGGTGTTATATGGCAGTATGATGGAAGTACATGGTCTCTGTTTAAGGCTTTCACGACTGGTGTAACCACTCAAATTGACCAGATGATTGTTTTCAGAGACGATTTGTATGTTCAACTGGCTGAAACTGGCACCAATGCTTACTCGGTCCAGAAATATGATGGATCGACATGGAGCGAGGTCAAGGATCTCACGGGACTACAGATTTATCATTGGGCGGTTCATAACAACATATTGTATTATGGTGGATTCGATCACGATGTCAGTGGCGAAGGTGATGATCTTTTCTATTTTGATGGTACCACTTGGGGAACTTACAAAGCTGGTTTAGGGGCAATTTACAACGCTATTGAGTGGATAGCTGTTTATCAAGGAAATCTATTTTTAGGTATGAAAGGTGTTGTGAATGGTGACGGTCATGTTTTGGGTTCAACATTGGAAAACAACATCTACAAGCTCTATTCCGATGGTGGTAGTGAGTCACTGGAGGCTGTGAGACGCACCGGCTGGTTTCCAATTAGTCATCTTGACAGGGACGAGATTATTCGCCGGGTGAACGCCAGGTACTATTCCGAGGATGCCATTACTGTCAGGGTTTACGCTAACGGCAAGAATGGCTCCACGGCTGATGCAGTCTGGTCAGGGACATTGACAGCCAACAGATTAACCGGGGATCGATATTTGAGTCTCAGACCAGGTGGATGCAGGGCGAACTTTGCCATGGTGGAAGTTGCCCTGGCACGATCAGCGAACTACGAGTGTGATTTAGAGAGGTTGCAGTTGGAGGTAGATGACTGAACGCCAGAGGTCCATTAAGGGCATTAAGCATGAAGATCCTGGGACAGATAAAGTATTACAGCGATTAGTCAGGGGTATTGAGGATAGTGAAGGTCATTTCAAAAGGTTTGAAACAGAAGTGAAGAAAGATGATCTGAAAGATGGTGATTTTGCGATAGCTAGAGTTTTGGTTTCAGCCCCAGATGCTTATGAGGTTAGACTTTATTACAAAACATACGG